TAAGAATGGTCTTGCTGAAGATTGCTTTGCAACCGAGCAAGGATGGGTCCTTCGCCACTACAAAGGTAGTGACAAGAATACCGCACGTTATTGGGATGAACTCCTGGTAGCAATCGGCGGTCTCGCTGGTGGTGCTTCTGCAACAGAACTCCTCGGTGAGGCAGATATTACTGCTGTATTCTTTGAGCAGGAAGAACTTTCACAAGGTGATACTGGAACTGTTGTTGTTATCTACAACGAACAAGTCGATGTCACAGCACCTGTAACTCTTGCAGTTACTGGTTCTGTAACTGGTGCCATCACTGCAACCTATGCACGTGGAACTGGATCAAACCGTCTTGAGTTTGACTTCACTGTTCCTTCTCAGGCAGAAGTTCTTTCTATTGCAGACCAAACCCTTGGTGGTTCTGGTGCTGTTAGGGATAAGGGCACTACAACTGATTCTGAAGATGCATTTGCAGGTAAGACAATTGGTGCAGGTGGATCTGGTACTGATCTTACACTTACTATCTCGTAATAATGTATGAAGTTTACTGAATTGAATGAGGATAATTACCTCTTTTTTGCTATTAAATATTATGATAATCCTCAAGCAGTAACGAAAGAGGATTTTTATGATGACCTTAAACGATTTAAATATTTGAAGAGGTTGCTCAAAACTTATGTTAAGACGGGCAACCTTAAACTTCATTTGATTTTAAATCATATGATTATCATTTACAATGTTTTTGGTGAGGCAGCAACACCGCTGCTGTTCTATAAAATTTCAAATGAATATTGGTCTATCATGAAAAGTTTTATGGTTTATCTAAATAGATATCCCATATGCAGTACTCTTGACCACATAGAATTAGATACATATTGTATAAAGCAATTGCAAAACCTATGAAGGTGTTCACTTTAAAAATGAATGGTAGGGTTTACACTGAAGAAGTGCCTACAATGAGTGCATCTAGTGGTGCAATTGCTGGTCTTCCTCCTGACGAACCGCCAGTTAGAAAAAGGAAGAGAAAATTTAAAACTGATATTTTTCAAAGAATTAGAAACGCTCGCTTAAAAGAAGAAACCATGGAAGACCAAAACATCATCTCTGAGGCAGACAACCAAAACACAGAAGTTTCGTCTGCCATGCGTATGATTCAAACCAAACGCAAACTTCAGAAGAAGCAAGAACGTGATAAGCGTGCGGCAAATCGCAAGCAAGAGATTGCTGCTTTGTCTAAAGCAAAGTCAAAAGATTATCAAAAGAAAGCAAGTGAGCGTCAAAAGAATATCGGTAGAGATATTAATAAGGCGGCAGCATCAAAAGATAAAAAGGAAAGTTTTGATTGGCAAGGTGTCTTTACAGAACTGAATGAGCAGTTTGCTACTCTGTCACAAGAACAGCAGGAGAAGTTCCTGAAGACCTGGTTACAGATGAGTGAAGAAACTCAAGATAAATTTACAAACTTAATTTCTGAAAACTTTGAGAGAGCGTCTGCATTTGTTGAGACACTGTAATGGCGTTCGGGTTTGGAAAGTTAGCAGTATTAGAATCTAAACTCAGTATATATGAGGATCTCTCTAAAGAGATGCTTGACAAACTTGAGAAAGCAGTTGGAACAATTTCTGAGAACAGCAATAAGATTGCTGTGATCTTGGAACGTCATGAAAATAGATTGGATGAAAGTGAACGTTCTGATCAATTGATTCTAAACATGCTTCAGGAAATAAAAGATAACCAGAGAAAAGATGTGGATATCATACACGAAAGGGTATCACAATTACAGAAGAAAGTAGATGTTAATGCTAAGTTCGTAATTGGTGCTGGTGCCGTCTTGGCAACCATTGTGGCAGTGTTACAAGTGGTCCCTCCAGTAATAAAGGTGTTGACACCTCAGGCAAATGCTGTTAGCATTATTGAAACGCCTGATCCACATGCTTTATCTTGATACCAAATACATATCTCTGGTATCTGGTCGATTAGAAAAGTTTAAAAAATCAAATACCACCTATAATTTTAGGTGCCCCTATTGTGGTGATTCTCAAAAGAACAAGAATCGTGCAAGGGGGTATTTCTTTCAGAAGAAGGGGTCATACATCTACAAATGCCACAACTGTGGTGTAGGTAGAACTCTTTCAAACTTTTTAAAAGACAATGACCAGGGATTATACAAAGAATATGTTCTAGAATCCTATAGAGAGGGTTCTACTGGTAAAGGAACTAAGATTCCATTGCCAGAATTTAAGTTTGAGAAACCAAGTTTCAAGAAGAACATATTTTCAGATCTGGAAAAAGTGTCAGATCTAAATAAATCACATGTCGCTCGGAAGTTCCTTGAAGCACGTAAGTTACCACCTGAAGAATTCTATTATTGTCCTAAATTCAAAGCATGGACAAACAAACACAAACAGGTATTCGGGAGCACACGATACGACGAATCTAGAATTATTATTCCCCTGAGGGATAAAGATGGAACCTTTGGTTATCAAGGGAGATCTATCTACCCTCAATCACAAATTAGATACATCACAGTTATGCTTGATGAAAGCAAAACCAAACTATACGGAGTGGACAGGGTAAATGAACAACAAACAATCTACATCACAGAGGGACCATTTGACAGTCATTTCCTTACCAACGCTATTGCTATGTGTGGTAGCGATGTTAACGACAGCAATGTACCTTATAGAGATAGGGTCTGGGTCTTCGACAACGAACCCAGATCGAGACAGATTGTTGATAAGATTGCATCAGCGATCAAGAATGGAGACAAGGTAGTAATCTTTCCCAGCGAAATAAAACAAAAAGATCTGAACGACATGACACTTGCTGGACATGACGTGCAAAGTATGGTAGAATCAAACACCTACCAAGGACTACAAGCAACCCTTAAACTAACATCCTGGAAAAAAGTATGAGCAACGGACTAAAGGTAAAGAAAAGAGACGGTCGTGTTGAGAGCATCGACCTTGAAAAAATGCATGTGATGGTAGATGCTGCTTGCGAAGGACTCGCAGGAGTGTCTTCATCTCAAGTTGAAATGCAATCTGGTATTCAGTTTTATGATGGAATCACTACAGCAGAAATCCAGGAAATTTTGATTCGTAGTGCTAGTGATTTGATTGATGAAGAGCATCCAAACTATCAGTTTGTTGCTGCTCGTCTTCTTCTTTATGGACTTCGTAAACAAATTAATGGTCTATGTTATGATCACCCAACATTGTATGCTCAAATTACAAGATGTGTAGATTGGGGAGTATATGATCCTGAGGTATTGAATAACTATACTGAGGACGAAATTAATACTATTGGTGAGTGGATTGACCACGACCGTGACTACCTGTTTACATATGCAGGTCTTCGTCAAGTGGTGGATAAGTATCTTGTTCAAGATCGTAGCAGTGGTGAGGTCTATGAGACCCCACAATTTATGTACATCATGATTGCTGTAACGATCTTTGCACGTTATCCAAAAGAAATTAGATTGTCTTATATCAGGAGATACTACAATGCAATCAGCAAACACAAAATCAACATTCCCACACCTATCATGGCGGGAGTGCGAACTCCACTTCGACAATTTGCAAGCTGTGTTCTTGTTGATGTTGATGACACCCTCGATAGCATCTTTAGTAGTGACATGGCAATTGGTTACTATGTTGCTCAACGTGCAGGCATCGGTATCAACGCAGGCAGAATCCGTGGCGTCAACGCTAAAATCAGAGGTGGAGAAGTACAGCACACAGGCGTTGTCCCTTTCCTCAAAAAGTTTGAATCTACTGTCAGATGCTGTACTCAAAATGGCATACGAGGTGGATCAGCGACTGTACACTTCCCAATCTGGCACCAAGAAATCGAAGACATCTTAGTCCTCAAAAACAATAAAGGAACGGAGGATAATCGTGTCAGAAAACTTGACTACTCAATCCAACTCAGCAAGATCTTCTACGAAAGATTCATTGCGAATGGAGACATCACCCTATTCTCACCTCACGATGTTCCAGGTCTTTATGATGCTTTCGGCACTCCTGACTTTGATGATTTGTATCAGCGTTACGAATCTGATCAATCGATTCCAAAGAAATCTGTCTCTGCTCAGGAACTGGTTCTCTCGCTTTTAAAAGAAAGAGCAGAGACAGGTCGTATTTACATCATGAATATTGATCACTGTAATTCACACTCTTCCTTTAAGGACAAGGTGAATATGAGTAATCTGTGTCAAGAGATTACCCTACCTACAGATCCAATCAAACATATTGATGATGTTGGTGGAGAGATTGCTCTTTGCATTCTGTCTGCAATTAATGTAGGTAAATTGAGGAACCTTGATGAGATGGAGGAACTATGTGATCTATCTGTTCGTGGTTTGGAGGAACTAATTGACTATCAGGGATACCCTGTAGCGGCAGCAGAACGTGCTACAAAGGCACGTAGATCACTTGGGGTAGGTTTCATTGGTCTTGCTCACTATTTGGCAAAACTCGGTCACAAATACAGTGATCCTGAGGCACTGGTTGCAGTGCATGAATTGACTGAAGCATTCCAATATTATTTGCTTAAGTCATCAAATGAAATTGCAAAAGAAAAAGGTTCTTGTGATGCTTTCCCTCGTACAAAATACTATGATGGCATCCTGCCTATCGATACGTACAAGAAAGATGTTGACGAACTCACACCAAATAAGTTGAACTATGACTGGGATTCTCTTAGGGACGATATCATTAGATACGGTTTACGGCACTCAACATTGTCGGCACAAATGCCTTCGGAGAGCAGTTCCGTTGTGTCAAATGCCACAAATGGAATCGAACCACCTAGAGCGTACTTGTCCATTAAAAAATCAAAGAAGGGACCTCTTAAGCAGATTGTTCCACAGTATGGTTCATTAAAAAATAACTATACTTTGTTGTGGGATATGCCTGATAATACTGGGTACATTAATGTTGTGGCGGTCATTCAAAAGTTCTTTGACCAAGCAATCTCTGGAAACTGGAGTTACAACCCAGAAAATTATCCAGACAATGAGGTTCCTATGAAAGATATTGCACAAGATCTTTTGACTACATACAAATACGGTTGGAAGACATCTTATTATCAGAACACATACGATCAAAAAGGAGATGACTTGTTAGACGAAAAGAAAGAAGCATTAGAAAACATGTTAGCATCACTACAAAACATCGAGGAGGACGACTGTGAATCTTGTAAAATCTGAGGACAGGAAAGTAAAAGGAATGACGGTGTTTAACACCCAGAAAGTAGAAAGAAACAAGCAACCGATGTTTTTCGGTAAACCTCTGGGAGTCCAGAGGTATGACAGTTTTAAGTATCCTGTCTTTGACAAGTTGACACAGCAACAACTCGGTTATTTCTGGAGACCTGAGGAGGTTTCTTTACAGAAAGACAGAGGTGACTATCAAACATTGAGACCAGAACAAAAGCATATCTTTACTTCTAATTTGAAGTATCAGATCATGCTTGATTCTGTCCAAGGTCGTGGTCCTGGTATGGCATTCATTCCATACTGCTCATTACCTGAACTTGAATCTGCAATGACTGTGTGGGAGTTTATGGAGATGATCCATAGTCGCTCTTACACATATGTAATTAAGAACGTATATGCAGATCCTGCTGAAGTATTTGATACAATCCTTGATGACGATAGGATTCTCTCACGTGCTGCTTCAGTTACAGAATCTTACAATGACTTTATTCACACCGCTCAAGAGTATGGTAATGGTCGTTTGTGGGAATTTGCTAACGATGGGGTTGATTTAGGTATCTCAGAACGTTATAATTTAAAACGTAAACTCTATAGAGCGATTGCCAATGTCAACATCCTCGAAGGTATCAGGTTCTATGTCTCGTTTGCTTGCTCGTTTGCGTTTGGTGAACTCAAGCTTATGGAAGGATCCGCTAAAATTATCTCTCTCATCGCCAGAGACGAAAATCAACATCTTGTCCTTACTCAAAACATCCTCAACAAATGGCGTAACGGGGATGATCCAGAAATGGCGGAGATTGCAAAGGAAGAACAACCAGTAATACGTCAAATGTTCAAGCGTTGTGTCGATGAAGAAAAAGCATGGGCACAGTATTTGTTCAAAGACGGTTCTATGATTGGTCTTAATGACAAACTTCTATATAACTACGTCGAATGGATTGCAAACCGTCGTATGAAAGCGATTGGTTTAAGTCCTGAGTATGACATCGCTGCTAAGAATAATCCTCTACCATGGACTGAGCATTGGATCTCCTCCAAAGGACTCCAGGTTGCCCCACAAGAGACGGAAGTCGAGTCCTATGTAGTTGGAGGTCTTAAGCAAGATGTTAAGAAGAATACTTTTGCTAACTTCTCACTATGACTGAACCTGCACCATGGAAACTAAAAGCATTAGCAGATCCTAATCTCACAGATAAACAATGGATGCTAATTAAACTGGGTCCTTCTAGTTTAGGACAAGCGTTTATGCTCCAAGCGTTAAAATGGAAATACTCTCGCCGTGACTGACTACATATAGTAGTGAGAACTTCTATATGTACGATAATCCATGGTGGTTCAATGGCGAAGTATTTAATTCAGATGGCATAAATGGATACTATGGATTTGTTTACTTAATAACTAATACAGTTAACGGTAGAAAATACATAGGAAGAAAATACTTCTGGTCCTTTAGAAAAAAACGAGGAGAAAAAAGAAGAAAGAAGCAAGAATCTGATTGGAAAAAATATTATGGTTCTTGCCCAGAATTAAAAGAAGACATAAAATTATTTGGTAAAGATAAATTTACCAGAGAAATATTAACTCTACATACCACGTTGGGTAAAGTAAATTATGAAGAGACCCGACGATTATTTGTCCACGGCGTTCTGACGGAAAGCTTGACAGATGGCACCCCCGCCTTCTATAATAGCAATGTTCTAGGACGTTACTACAGGAAAGATTATTTTGATTTTGGAACTATTGATGGCGTTGACGCCTGCTGACTACGATCACCTTGCAAGAACCGTTCAGGTTGAAGCAGCACCTAACACAATGGATGAGTACTGTGTTGCAGTATCTGTCTTAAACAGGGTAAAATCTCCACTATACCCTAACACTGTTGCTAATGTTGTATACTCTCCTGGACAGTATGAAGGGTTTCGTTATTGGCGTCCTGTCGCAAAACAATCAGTCATTGATCGATTGAAAGATAATGATAAAATGCTTGAAGCATATAGCATTATCGGTGACAGAACGGACTTCAAAGGTCAAACAATGCTACGCTATCGTGTAGCGTCACACGATCCAATGTGTGACAGTAGAGGAAACTTTTTTCATTACCATTGGCAAACTTGACACCTAAACTAGGATAGTGTATACTATCCTCTCTTGTCTCAGTAGCTCAGTGGATTAGAACAACTGCCTTATAAGCTGTCGGTCGTAGGTTCGAGTCCTACCTGAGACGCCAGGGTGAATAGCACAGCGGTAGTGCATCTCCTTTACACGGAGAGGGTCGGGGGTTCGATCCCCTCTTCACCCATAAATATTGCAGACAATAAAATGTTAACAGCAAAATGCAAAGTATGTAATAGCGAAATTTTAAGTAATTCTAAAACACAATGCTGTGGATGCCCCAACCAAATGGTTGTACATGGGGACACTATCACTGCTAAAGATTTATCGATGGTTCTCCTGATCAATTCTGAAAAGAGTATAAAGGAACACGGCGTTCTGACTACCCGTGATTTAGAATATCAGGAGAACCGAAGGAAACGTAAGGTTCGTAAACTTGACTTTGAGGTAAGATGACCACCAAATCAGAAAAAAGAAAAGATGCATTCTTCATATTCTATGAGAGTGTTCTGAAACCAGATCATCATCTCAGGGAGGATGCTCATGACCAAGAATGTTATCATGAACTCATGGAGTGGCGTGGTGAAATTATTGCTTACCTTGATAAACGCAAAAGAGAGGAGTTCTACTCTTGACAAATCCACCTGGTGACTGTATAATTACCAGGTATAGCGGGACTTAGTTCAGTTTGGTAGAACGCTCGCTTTGGGAGCGAGAGGTCACAGGTTCAAATCCTGTAGTCCCGATTGGAGGGTCTACCCTCCACCTATTGTAGTAAATTGCAGAAGGCAATGTCTCGTTCAAAGTTTCATTCAAAGTTCAAAAACGATCTCAAAAAATTGACTAGTGCTGTTGAGGGAAATATTTCTCTTGACTCTGATAACCCAAAACTTTATCAGAAACTAATACGTTTCTATGAAGACAAGGGAGTACAACTTTACAATGATCCAGAGGATGATTATAATGTAATTCTTGATCATGTTGAAGCAGATCTTATTGAATCTGGTGTCTATGCTTAGGTCTCGGACTGACATTAAAGGTGCCCTGGTGGAGTCATCATGACCCAACACCTCGGGATGGTGTAAAAAGCGCCCTGGTCGGTGAAGGTTCCCTTCAATCCCGAAAGTTTCCTGTTTCTTTAAAAAACAGGTGGCGTGCATGTTTACCCTATGTTTAAAGTACCACACTATGAATATCACATAGAAGAATGGAAAGATCTTAAAGATGATTTCCTTTCTTCCTTACGTGTAAAACAACCAGAGAACATACCTAGTGGTTCTGACTACAGTGTCACTACAAGTTACTGGGATGAATTCGATTATCGTGATTGGTTGCCTTTCTTAGAAATGGCAAAACCATATATCTCCTGTATTCCGAACACAGAGAGAGTCACTAGAATGTGGTATCAAACGGCGCAGCAGTATGATTTTCATAGTGCTCACACTCATGGTTCTGTTGGTTGGTCTGCAGTTTTTTATGCACACTTCAATCCAGAAGTTCATGAGGCAACTAAATTCTATTGTCCCTTTACTAATATTATGGGAGACGTAGAATTGTATTGTCCAGATGCAAGGGAAGGTGACTTAATTGTCTTCCCTGCTTTTTTACTTCACGAAGCACCTCTAAACAAAAGTTTAGAAGAGAGGACAATTATTTCATTTAATTTGATCTAATGTTAAAAGAATTTTTACAATGGTTTGAAGGTGACTTCGATAACTGGAGACAAGCATCCAGTCATCCCACCTCTTTCGCTCACATCTTACTGAAGCATGAGAAGATTGGTCGAAATAAATTTCATGTTACTCAAAAGTATAGTCATGAAGATAAACCATACAGAGATAAAATTATTACAATAGTCAAGCATAGAAATATGATTATTGTAGAGAATGATCAATGTAATTTAATCTTTATTAAGAAGGAAGGGATATACTGGGGTCAAATTATGCCTGGATGCATCTTCAAGGGGACGCTACTGGTCAGTAAGATCCAAATGGGACCTGATTTCTATAAAGTAATTGATGCTGGTTTAGACCCTGATACTAAAGAACAGAAATGGGGTTCAGAAAACGGACCATTCTTTTTTGATAAAAAGATAAATAGTTAAAAAGTTTTTAGAAATGGCATTAAAGAAACTTGTAACAAATTCTTTATCAGATGATGCTGTAACTATCACTAAGATAGATAATAATCTTATTGGTGGAATTACTCCTATTGGTGGTATCATCATGTGGTCAGGTTCTACTACATCTATTCCAAGTGGATGGAACTTATGTGATGGTAGTAATGGTACTCCAAACCTGCAAGATAAATTTGTTGTAGGTGCTGGTAGTGGATACGCTGTTAATGCCACTGGTGGTAGTGCTGATGCAATTGTTGTAGCACACAATCATACTATTACTCAAACTGATCATAGTCACAGTTACAATACTAACTTAGGTACTGCTGGTGGACAAGGTGGTGGTGGCGCTGATACGGGATCTCAAAGTGCTACTACTGGTGGTGGTCAGGCAAACATCACTATTGATGATGCAGGTTCTGTTGGTACAAATAAAAACCTCCCACCATATATGGCACTAGCATATATCATGCGAGTCAGTTGACAAACTCTAGGACACCTGCTATCATGCAAGTGTCCTTTCTTTTTGATCATGGTATTTCCAGACGAGTATCAGAAACAACGTCGAGACCGTATGGGAGACGCTATTGGTGACTACCTGACTGATGAGGAATGTAGTTCTAGGCAAGTGTATGAAGAAATGCTTGCTGAAATCCAGTCGTGGGTAGATTATCATCGTAAGTTTTTAACTAAGGCAGAACACCTTAGGGATCTTATGATGGGTATGCGTCCTGTAGATTTTGATACCCCAAAACCACAGACACTCTATGAGAATGTTCGCAATCCCTTGAGTGATATCTACCGAACAAACGACGAGCTTGACAAAATTTAATATTTGCTATATACTTATGTTGTAAAACGTTACAAAGCAAATGACCGTGACTACGAATGAACTTGGACAACAGAACATGTTTGCCAAGGAACCAAGGATGGTAGTAGAAAACTACAACCGTCAAGGTCTTGATTCACCTCAGCAGTATGCTGAGAAGTACAATGGACGTTGGGCAATGATGGGAATCATTTCTGGTTTTCTCTCCTACGCCATTACAGGTAAATTATTCTTTGGAATTTTCTAATTAATGAACATCTATGAAGCGTTTGACAAATTAGGTTGGGATCCAAAAGACGATATCGTTATCGAGATTGCAGGATCCTCTGTCTACATGATTGAAGGGAACGGGACTAAATGGTCTCCTGAAAAAGGAACTGTTAAATACAACAAGGATGCTTTCATTGTGATTAAGAACAAATCACGTGATCCTATTGTTCAATCAAATCCCAACCCAGATTTAGTAGCACACCATGCCAAATCCTAACGCCCTCTATGAGGACATGGAAAAGTTAAATGCCCTATACGAAGAACTCTGCTGGGGGCACGATGATGAATTACAATTCACTCACGAAAATGGCAGAGTCGTTATTAAAAACATCACTTTGGAGAACAACAAATGAACAACTTCGGTTTCACAGAAAAAGCAGAAATTCTTAATGCTCGCTTTGCAATGATTGGTTTCATCGCAGCGGTTGGTGCATATGTAACTACAGGTCAGATCATTCCAGGCGTATTCTGATGGGATTTTTAGTAGCAGCATTGCTGATGCTAATTCCTATTGCAGCAGTAGCAAGAAGATCATGACATATGACTGGACACTACTTCAAACATTATGCTTCATCATTACACCCTATTTTTTAATGCTTGCACTTGCTAGTAGAGATGAAGATGATGATGATGATAGTGGTAGTGGCATGTTTATTCCTGCCAGCAACCCTGTATAAATAAAACTGAATATCGTCGTCGCAATTAAGAGGGACCTCTGCCAAATAACAGAAGGTCCCTTTTTTGTGACTATAAATAATTCTATGTCTTTTATTAATTACTATGTCTGCTGATAACGAAAACAATGTCCTCTGGAGGGTAACCAGAAAGAAGGACGGACGTACTGAGTATTTGATCTCTGCTAAAAAATGGAATCTTGATCCTAGATTTGCAAAACTCTTTGACACACAGAGGGGAGCGAAAGCATTTATTAAAGAAAATGAAATCAAAGGTTCTGTTAGGAGACACGAACTTTAATTTGACACCACTGTGTAATGTACTATAATTATTGGTATATAATTTTATGATAAGGAACTCAATGCCGAGAGGTAATGTAACTAAGAACGATCTTCTCGCAAAGGTCTACAAATTAAAGACAGCATTGTATGATGGTCAGTTTGAGTATCAAAATGGCGAATGGCATGACGGTGCTCACTATGCATTAAATAAAGTTCTAGACATATTGAATGAGTATGCAAGATAATAAAGAGCAACAAGAACCCAATCGTATCTACGAAGCAACAGAAAAGGATTGGGAAGATTTCTGGTACAATGAGGACAAACCAAATGAAACCTGAAGAAATTACACTAAGTACAACATCAAGACAATTTCATTATGAAACTATTTCGAGACAACTCGAAGAGTGTAATGATGTAAAAGAATTAAAAGAAATTTGTCGTGCATGGATTAAATTGTATATGAAACAGCAAGAAACCCTTACAATGATTGGCATCCCAGATGCAAAATGATCGGAACTGCCTGGTCGCTTCACTAACTGTCCTATTCCTCCTCACCCTGACGACCATTGCGTTAGGATATGTTCATGGAGGGATGGACATCACCAAGGTTTACCACTCCATCAGGGGTTGACAAAAGTCAAATTCTCCTGTATTATAAATACCTGAACGAGTTACGAAACGTAAAGTTTTTTATTCGTTTTCACACACGCCTCACCAGGACTAAACAGCGTGTTTAAAGAACAGTCCTTCATACCCACACTGGAGGGTGGTGTGGGAATATTTTATACGTCACATCCCTAGTGACCTTACTTACCCTTTTTTAAAAATGACAACGCTTTCAAGGCAACAATCACAATCCGCTTGGCAGTCCTTCTGCGAGTGGGTTACGTCTACAAACAACCGTCTGTATGTCGGTTGGTTCGGTGTGCTTATGATTCCAACTCTGTTGGCAGCAACCGTATGCTTCATCACTGCATTTGTTGCAGCACCTCCCGTCGATATCGACGGCATCCGTGAACCCGTCGCTGGTTCACTCATGTATGGTAACAACATCATCTCTGGTGCAGTTGTACCTTCTTCCAACGCAATTGGACTCCACTTCTATCCCATTTGGGAAGCAGCATCACTCGACGAGTGGTTGTACAATGGTGGTCCATATCAATTAGTAGTATTCCATTTCCTCATCGGCATCTTCTGCTACATGGGTCGTGAGTGGGAACTTTCTTATCGCCTGGGTATGCGTCCCTGGATCTGTGTAGCATATTCTGCTCCAGTTGCTGCAGCATCTGCTGTATTCCTCGTTTATCCTTTCGGTCAAGGTTCTTTCTCTGATGGTATGCCTCTTGGTATCTCTGGTACTTTTAACTTCATGCTTGTATTCCAAGCAGAACACAATATCCTTATGCACCCGTTCCACATGCTCGGT